CGATCTGGAACTACTGTAACTTTTTATAATTCAAATATTCCTCCAACACGAGTTGTTCAGGGAGATGAATGGTTTAATCCAGATACCGGAATATTGTACAAATATATTGTTGATGCAACTAGCGAACAATGGGTACAAATCTTTTGACTTTTGTGTAATCCGTGATATACTCATATTATGTTACTTATTGACAACAATCAAATTATCTTAGCCAATATTTTTCAGGCTTCTAAAGATGGCGAACCTCTTAACGAGGATTATATTCGTCACACCGTATTAAACACGTACCGCAAGTACCGAACCGATTTTCGTAAGTACGGAGAACTAGTTATTTGCAGTGACGGTACTGACTACTGGCGACGCAAGTACTTTCCGTACTACAAGCAAAATCGCCGTAAGCAACAGGAAGCCAAGAAGGACGAATGGAAGGCTGCTTTTGCTGTGCTGGACAAGATTCGTAATGAAGTAGCAGAAGTATTTCCGTATCCCAGCATTCGTCTACAGGGAGCAGAAGCCGACGATATTATTTACGTACTAACTAAGACGTACTGCCAGTCTGAAAATATTCTTATTATTTCTAATGATAAGGACTTTCAACAACTGCAAATTTTTCCAAACGTACAGCAGTACAGTCCAACCACCAAGGAATTTTTAAAGTGTGAAGATCCTCGTGGGGTTCTGTTTGAACATATTATTGGAGGTGATTCAAGTGATGGTGTGCCTAATATGCTTAGTGACGATGATACTTTTGTTACGGACGGTAAGCGACAGGTCCGAATGACTCAAAAGAGGATCGATCAACTAAAGAAAGATTCGGAAAACTCTTCATTTTTTGAGGATCCTAAATACATCAGGAACAGTACTCTTATTGACATGAATAATATTCCACAAGATCTTCAAGACAAGATCCTAGAAACGTATCAATCACAACAAGGAAAGGGCAGAGAAAAGCTGCTCCAGTATTTTATGGACCATAAACTTAAGACTCTTATGCCGCATCTAGAGGAATTTTGATGTACACTCCTGAACCCGAATCTGAATACGAGCGTTGGAAGCGCGAACAAAAGGAACGAAAGCAAAAGCGAAAGAAGCGTCCACGCAAGCCAAATCAACAACAATGGCTGAACGATTTAAAGCACGGTCACTCATCCGATGATGGTGACTTTGAAAATTTTGAACGATTTGAACAATAAAAGGAACTTTATATTATGAAAACAATTATACAAATAGGCGTAGCAAATGCAGAAGATCATGTTAGAGATTTTGTAGCTAAAACACCAAATGATTATTTTGTGTATTTGGTGGAACCAGTAAAAGATTCAAATCCTCTTATAGAAACTGCATATTCATTTACATCAAATAAAAATATATTTAATTTTGCAATATCTCACACAAATGGTTATTTAGAGTTATTTTGTAACAGACAACATGGTGGAAATAATCAACATGCTTCTGTTGATTATAATCATTTAATCGTGCATGGAAATCCTGCAGAATTTATCTATAAAATTATAGTTCCTTGTGTTGATTTAAATACTTTAATAAATTTTATTATTAAACAAAAAGAAATAGAATATCTTTTTATTGACACTGAAGGACATGATTGTGATATTTTATTAAATACAAATTTTTCATATTTTGATATAAAAAATATTATTTTTGAACACACCCATACTGATGGACCATTTACTGAAGGACAAAAATACGAAAATACAAAACAACATCTAATTTCTTTTGGTTATACAGAAAATACTGAAAGTGAATTTAATTGCTGTGGTAATGTTTGTTATACAAAATAAAGGAATCATATATTATGACTAAAGCAACAACAACAATTTCTAAGGACACCCTAAACATTCTTAAGAATTTTAGTGGTATTAACTCTAATCTGTACGTAAAGCCCGGATCAAAGATCACAACCATGTCTCCCACCAAGAATATCATGGCGGAAGTCGAGGTCGAGGAATCTTTTGATACTGAGTTTGGTATCTGGGATCTCAACAAGCTGCTGGGCGTGGTTTCGCTGTTTCAAGATCCAGAGTTTATTTTTGATGATAAGTACATGACTATTACTGGAGCAAGTGGTTCCAAGGTTAAGTACTTTTATTCAGATCCCAAGCTGCTGTCTTATCCAACCAAGAGTATTAAGAAGATTGATGCTGTGGTTGAGTTTGATCTGACCAGTGATGATTTCCGCGAACTGTCTCGTGCAGGTGCAGTTCTACAAAATCCAGACCTTTGCTTTGTGTCTGATGATGATGCCGTGCTTGCAGTGGTCAAGGACCTCAAGGATCCAACCTGCAACGTATTCTCTATTCGTGTTGGAGACAACAAGGATCAAGCAGACTTCTCGTTCAACTTCAAGTTAGAGAACATGAAGATGTTTGACGGCGATTATCATGTGGCCCTGTCCAAGAATGTGATTGGTCAGTTTACTCACGCCAGCCGTCCCCTGACTTACTGGGTTGCTATGGACGCAACCAGCACTTATAAGGAATAAAATGCTAACATCAAACAATTCAGTTGGTCTGCTGGTAGAAAAGTATCGTCCAGCAATCATTGATGATTGTGTTCTGCCCAAGAGCCTCAAGGATACTTTTAATAGTATTGTTCAATCCGGGGAGTGTCCTAATCTACTGCTAGCAGGCAAGCCGGGTATGGGTAAGACCACGGTTGCTCGTGCTCTCTGTACTCAATTGGGTGCAGACTATATCCTGATCAACTGTTCGGAAGATGGTAATATCGATACTCTACGAACCAAGATCAGGCAGTTTGCCAGTACGGTTTCTTTGTCTGAAGACGCCAAGCAAAAGATTGTAATTTTGGACGAGTTTGATTACTCTAACGCCCAAAGTATCCAGCCAGCCCTCCGTGGAGCCATTGAGGAGTTTGCCAAGACTTGTCGGTTTATCTTAACCTGTAACTACAAGAATCGAATTATTGAACCAATTCATTCTCGTTGTACAGTTATTGACTTTAACTTCCCAACCAAGGAACGTCCAGAACTAGCCAAACAGTTCTTGGAACGCTGCCAAGGCATTTTGGAAGAAGAAGGCATTGAATACGACAACAAGGTGCTATCTAAGGTTGTAGTCAAGTATTTTCCGGATTTTAGACGAACCCTAAATGAACTTCAGCGATACTCTGCCGCAGGTACTATTGATATTGGAATTTTAAGTACTGCTGGAGAACTGAATGTTAAGGAACTCATGGGGTTCTTGAAGATCAAGAACTTCACAGAGATCCGTAAGTGGATAGCCAACAACCTAGACAACAGCCCCCAAGACATCTTTAGGAAGGTCTACGATGGCTTATACGAGTTCCTAGAGCCTGCCAGCATCCCTCAAGCGGTGGTTATCATTGGTGAATACCAGTACAAGACAGCGTTTGTGGCGGATCAAGAGATCAATCTGTGTGCATTCATGGTGGAACTAATGATGAATTGCGGATTTAAAGAATGAAGCCGTTTGACTTTTTAAATTCCATAAATCAAACCAAGGTTTCTTTGATGGATGAAGATCCTGGTTGCGAACGAGAATATATTCCATTTCTTACCAATCGAGGTCTTTCTTACTTCTCAGACACTATCTTTTTAGCCAATGAGATGAATCGTTTGTCTGGCTTGGATAAGAAGATGCAGTTTGACTTTTTGCGTATATCGGTTCGACCACGTAAGAGATTCAGCAAGTGGATCAAGGACGAGTCTAATGACCGTATAGACGCTTTAAAGACCTTATACGGATACTCTCACACCAAGGCAAAACAAGTAGTAGACCTGATCAAACAAGAAGATTGGGATGAAATTTTTTCTATTTTAGATCAAGGTGGCACAAATACTAAAAATCCTAAATAATTCCGTATTACTGAATTTTTTAATGAAAGCGGAATATAATGGAAAACGAAGATATTTTTGATGGCCTTGGAGTTGAAATCAAACTAAAATCTAAAGACGATTTTCTCAAGGTAAAAGAGACCCTTACCCGAATGGGTGTGTCGTCCAAGAAAGAAAAAAAGCTATATCAAAGTTGTCATATTCTCCACAAACGTGGCAGATACGCAATCATGCATTTTAAAGAGATGCTTGATCTAGACGGACTAGAAACCGATATAGACGATACAGATCTTGGCCGACGTAACATGATTGTAAAGCTTCTGGTAGAATGGGGACTAGTAGAAGCTGTGGATCCAGACGAGTACAAAGAACCAATTATTTCTTTGGCTCAATTAAAAATTATTCCTCATAAAGAAAAGAAAGAATGGCAACTGGTGCCTAAATACCATATAGGAAACTCTTAATTATGCAAACCGAAGTGATTTCTTTTTTTAGTGATATAGACGGCAAAACCTATTATAGTGATCATGCTAAAAGATTATCAGAGCAATTAAAGAATCTTGGCATACCTTATGATCTTAGATATAAGGAATCGCTCGGTTCTTATCAACAAAATTGCTTAAGTAAGCCACAATTTATATACCAACTATTAATTCAAAAACAAAAACCAGTGGTGTGGCTAGATATAGATTCTGATGTTCGCAAATCTTTAGATATTTTTGACAGATTTCAAGGATCCGCAGATGTTGTAGTTGCGTGTTCTACAAACAAATTACATGCTGCAAAAGCATCACCAATTTATTTAGATTTTAATTCAAAGGTATTGGATTTTCTTCAACACTGGACTTTTATGGCCAAGCAAATGGCAAATAATGGTCAATGGTTTGATCACGAAGCTCTTATTGGCATTTTACATTCATTTTATCAAAAAGAAGGGTTTAATATGAGATTTATTGGACCTGAATATTGTGTATGGCCAGGTCAGGAAGATAAAAATTCTGTAATCGTTATGGGTCTAGCTGATGTGGACTCTAAAAAAGAAGCACTTAAAAAATTAGGAATGAACGAGGAATTAATAGCATGGCAAAGCCCAGGTACAAAGTAAGAGGAATAGGTTGTCCGTTTGATGTAAATTATTCGTCTTGTTCTAATCTAAAACCAACAGCATTTGATTGGACACTGGAACTTGGTGACTATGATGTTCATATTGATCGTGGTCTATTAGTACAGCCAGATCCGTCTTTTCCTAAAGAAAAACGATACGGTTGGATATGTGAGTCCAGGTTTATAGTTCCAAATGTTTATGATTTTTTGGTACAAAACCATAAAATATTATTTGAAAATTATTATAATAAAATATTTACCTGCGATAAAGATTTAATAAAACTAAATTCAAACTTTGCGTTTTGCCCAAACGGTAGTAATTATCCTTGGGTCAAACAAAGCGATTGGGCATTATACGATAAAAATAAATTATGTTCAATGTTTTGTTCGCCTAAAAAGATAACAGGAGGCCATGTATACCGTCATCATATTGCCAGACTTGCACTTGATGCTGAATTTAGTGTTTTTGGTGGTGCACACGGAACCCCAAGAACCGTTGTAGATCCACACAATCCATGGAATACGAAGCTGAATGGTGTTAAAGATTATATGTTTAGTGTAGTAATTGAAAACGGAGAATACGATTCTTATTGGACAGAAAAGTTGACCGACTGTTTTGCTACAGGAACAATACCAATTTATCAAGGAACAAAACAACTCCCTGATATTTTTGACCAAGATGGAATCATATTTTTAGAGATGGGCAAAGAAACAGACATTTTTGATTCTCTCTCTCCGGAGTTGTACCTAAATAAAATACAAGCAGCTAAGAACAATCTTGATGCTTTAAAACAATTAAAAATGGCTGATGATTCTTTATTGGAACTGATTATATCATGAATAAAATAAAAGTAAATGTTATTAGTAGAAAAACTTCAAACCGAAGACCAACTATTCAACAAGACTTAGAATCAAAAAATATTCCTTTTACTTTCTTTGAAGCTGCAGACAAAGATAACATTCAAAGAAATGACGGAACGTTCTGTCATAAAAATTTTTGTGCTTCTATAAATTTTGACAACAATTTTGGCGATTCTTTTAAAAATCGTGGTTGGATGAAGATTGGTGAAGTGGGCTGCATGTACAGTCATTATTGCTTATGGAAGGAATTGTTGAGCAGCGATTATGACGCTTATTTTATTTTAGAAGACGATGCTAAAGTTTTATTTAATAATGATACATTAAATTATTTTTTAAATAATGAAAAATTAGATGGAATTGATATAGTCTTCTGTCAAAGAAACTCTCCAAACTTTGTTAACGGTAAAATACCATTTAACAATTTAACTAACGATCTCAGTTTAGTAGCAACACAAAATGTTCATTACTGGCAGATCATAGAAGGAACAACAGGCTATATTGTTACTAGGTCTGGTGCTGAAAAATTTATAAAACCGTTTGAACAATTTGGATTATTATTTCCTGCAGACAATTATATTGCAAGATGTACACAAAAAGCACCAATTGGTGTAGATCTTTTTAAGCTTTCTATGGAATCTCGGCTGTGTCCAAAGTATCTGCAGGTAGAACTAGCAGAAACTGCAAAGACCAGTGAAATACACGATAATCCCAACGAAAATGTTACAATGATACAGAATATTAAATTTAAGGACTAATATGAGTGAAAATATATTAATTATTGGTGGTAATGGTTATGTTGGTTCTAAATTATGCCATGAACTAACCGGGAATGTTGTATCGGTAGATTTAAACATCTTCACCACAGAAAACAATCCAGTTAATAACATAAGGATTGATTATAACGAATTAGATCAAACTTTTATCAAACAGTTCGATCATATTGTTTTATTAGCTGGTCATTCAAGTGTACGGATGTGTGATTTATATCCTGCCAGTGTTTTTAATAATAATGTAAGAAATTTTGTTAATCTATTAGAAAAAATCTCTCCAAATCAAACACTAATATACGCTAGCAGTGGTAGTGTATACGGTAACTGTAAATTAGATTCCGCAGACGAAACCACAGAACTTGATTCGCCATATAACATGTATGATATGACAAAACAAATGATTGATGAATACTACTTAACTTCCAAGCACCAGGGAAGGATCTTTGGTCTGCGTTTAGGAACAATTAATGGATATTCTCCAGTTCTTCGTGATGACGTTATGATGAATTCAATGTGTTCTACCGCTTGGAAAGAAGGACAAGTACTATTATTTAATCCTAATACTAAGCGATCTATCATAGGCACAAACGATTTAGTTAGAGGAATCAAGGCAATCATGTCATCTTCAAACAACACAGGTGGCATTTACAATATGTGTTCTTTTACAAAAACATCAGGAGAAATGGCTAAGATTGTTTCTGACAAAATAAACTGTCCGCTTAATGTCGTTGATCCAGAACAATACAATAAACAAAAAATTAATGAAAAACTTGTTTCCAGTAAATATAATTTTTCATTATCTTCTAATAAATTTAGTAAAGATTTTTCTTTTGAATTCCAAGAAACTCCAGAGTCAATAGTAGACGGTTTAATTGAAAATAAAAACAAAATGGTGTTGACAAACAGGAATGCGTCGTATAACTATAATGGGTGATACATGAAAAATATATTATTAATTGGTGGTAATGGTTATATTGGATCTAGATTATACGAGCACTTACTGAGTGAAAATTATAATGTAACAAATGTAGATACGTGTTGGTACGGCAAAGTATACAAAGAAACAATAGAAGCTAATTACGATACACTCTCAAAAGAGTTTATTAATAGTTTTTCACACGTTATCCTATTAGCCGCACATTCTTCTGTTGCCATGTGTTCAAAGGGACTTATGCCATGCTTTGAAAATAATGTTGTTAATTTTATTAAACTATTAGAAAAGTTGGATACCAATCAAACATTATTATACAGTAGCACGGCAGCAGTATACGGAAGCAGTGATAAAGTAATGATAGAAACCGATCCGTTAACCAATGCGATCAATTATTACGACTACACCAAAATATGTAATGAAAATATAGTAAACTTGTATCCAAATAAAAATATAATAGGATTAAGATACGGTTCTCTTGGTGGATTTTCTAAGAATTTTAGAAATGAAAATTTATTAAATTCTATTTCTGCCTCTGCGTTTAAGAACAATAAGATAACCATATCCAATCCTGATAAACTAAGAGCAGTCCTTGGTATTACAGATTTGTGCAGAGCATTCAGTACCTTATTGGCACAAGATAAAATTAAACACAAAATTTATAATTTGGTTTCTTTGAATTCAAAAATTATTGATTTTGGTAAAGCCATACAATCTATTACTGGTTGTGATCTAGAAATTAATAATACCTTTCAAACAAATTATAGTTTTAATTGTTCAAGTGCACTATTTGAACATGATTACGGATTTAAATTTACAGATACGGTAGAAACAATTTACAGAGATATTGTAGACAATTACAACAATATACTCATTAATAGCAAAAGAGAAAGCAGAGATTAAAATGTTAAAGAATGAATGTAGATGCTGTGGTAATATGGTCCTAAAGACTATCGTTTCATTGGGCGATTCTCCCCTCGCAAATAATCTATTAGACAGTATGAATGCCAAAGACGAACTGTATCCTCTAGACGTGGTATATTGCCAACACTGCCACAACTGTCAGCTTTCGTACGTAATCCCACCAGAAAAATTGTTTGATACGTATCTCTACGTTTCGTCCACTACAAAAACATTTAGAGACCACTTTAAAGCTGCTGCAGAGCTATACATGAAAGAATTTAATATGAATTCTGATTCTGTGGTGGTGGACATTGGCAGTAACGATGGTGTAGGATTAAAGCCCTTCAAGGAAGCCGGAATTAAGATTGTTGGTGTAGATCCTGCCGTGAACGTGGCTAAACTAGCTAATGAAAACGGAATTGAAACAATCAATGCATATTTTGATTCTAAAGTAGCAGATCAAATTATGGACAAATACGGAAAAGTAGATCTAGTAACTGCATCAAACGTATTTGCCCATTCGGATGTAGTAAAGGATATTGCTGTAAATGTGTTCAAGATGCTGAAGGACGATGGTTGTTTTATCATAGAGGTACAGTATCTGCTAGACACAATCAAGGACATGACCTTTGATAACATCTATCACGAACACGTTAGTTATTGGAGCGTTACTTCTATTAGTAACTTCTTTAAACAACTAGGATTCCGTGTAGTTAAAGTACAGCACGTTGACACCCACGGTGGTTCTATTCGTGTTTACGTGAAGCGAGCAAATGCGGTTATGGATCCGAGCGTACAACAATTCCTAGACAACGAAAAAGAATTTGGTTTATTGGATATCAAGACATACGATGAATTCTTTAATAAAATTAAAATAGTAAAACAAAATATAAACAATAATCTAAAGAAATTAAAGGATAAGGGATATCGTATTGTTGGATACGGATCACCAGCAAAGGCAACAACGTCTTTGAACTACTATGGGGTAGGAACTAATTATATTGATTATATTGTTGAAGACAATAAGCTAAAGCATAACAAGATACTACCCGGAGTAAAAATTCCAATTTACTCTAAAGAGCGTTTAAAAGAAAATAAACCAGAAGTTATTGTGATTATGGCTTGGAATTTTGCCGAAGAAATTAAAAAGAACAATCAAGAGTTGATTGACTCTGGTATCCGGTTTATCAGTATTAAAGAACTACAAAATCCAAATTTTGAATAACATGAAAATTTCTATACCAGTTCCTACTTATGAATGCCACGGGATGGGTTGGTTGTTTATCTCTGAACTCTTAAATAGTATAAAAAAACAAGACTATGCTAATTATGAAGTAGTGATTAGCGACCAAAGTACTGATGATAAAACAAAAAAAATAGTCGATGTGTATTCTGAAATGATGAATATTGTTTATCTCGACTCTAAACATTTAAAAAGAAGTATAGGTTCCAATTTAAATAATGCAATAAAACACTGCACTGGCGATCTAATAAAACCAATGTGTGCAGATGATTTTTTTATAGACGATGGTGGTTTGACTAAGATAGCTAAAGCCTTTTATTTAAACCAAGACAAAACTTGGCTGGTTAGTGGCTGTGGTCACGCAAAATCAATTCATATGTTGTACGATCGGCTTATTCCGTTTTATCACGATAAAATACATCATGGAGCAAACACAATAAGTTCTCCCAGCGTTCTTACCATGAAAACAAAAGAGTACTTTGATGAAAAGTTATCCCTTTTGATTGATTGTGAAATGTATAAGCGTTTATACGTAAAATACGGGTTACCAATAATCATAGAAGATCCGTTAATAGCAAACCGTATGCACGATAAACAAATGCAAAACAAAGACGCAGAATTGCTTGAACCAGAAAAACAATATTGCATTGGAATATATGGCGAGTAACTTTGAAATTTTAGGAGATTGATATGAGTAAAGTGTGTGTATTAGTCGTTAGTCATAATTATCCGGAATTAACTGATTCTCTTTGTGAGGGAATAGTGAAGAGAACCAAAGGAGTAGATTATGATTTACACGTCATAGAAACAGGATCTTCTATTGGTAATTTTTCAAAATATATTACTTTATGGGTTTCTGACGGCTGTAGAATGACCAGAGGATTTAATCTATTAAAATCGTATGCTGATTCTGTGTTAAAATACAAGACCGGAGAAAAATACGATGCGTACATGCTTTTTGTGAACGATGCCAAATTTATTGATGATTCTGATATAATCAGTACACTATATCACGATATGAAAGCTTTACCAGACTGTGGACAGATTGCTCCATACCAATCTAACATTTATCCACCACATAACCGATTGGGTAAGGTAAGCGACGGAGGAATTCGTAAAGAAAGTTTTTGTGAAATTATATGCCCAATGATTTCTGCAGAAGCATGGAATGCATGTGGTGAAGACTTCCTGGATAACAGGTTTTTTTACGGCTGGGGCTTAGATTACGACATGCCGTATCAACTCCATAAAAATGGATTTAGAACGTACATCTCAGATAAAGTTGGTATTTTTCACGATCCGTTTACTTCGTATAAAAATAAGGAAAAAACAAAACAAACAATGGATGGAAGTCAGTTCATCCAACTAGCTAGAAAGAACATGCATGAAGGATTCCAACAAAAATATGGTTCAGATTGGATGCAAATTCTTATGGATGGCGTTCCTCCTGATGTTTCTAAAGAAGCATTATATCTCTGGTTAGCCATGAACGATGGATTCCGAGGCCGAGTATGATACAGGCGGTTTTATTTGATTTGGATGGCGTGTTGGTAGACGCCTGCGACTGGCATTACGAAGCCCTTAATAGCGCATTACGGGCGTCTGGGCACGTTCCTATAAGCAGAGACACTCATCTGACTACCTTTAATGGTTTGCCCACTCACGTCAAGCTGGAAATGCTAGGAATAACTGGAGAAGAATCCAAAAAAATCAATAGATTAAAACAAGACCTTACATTGGAAACAATTAAATCCAGTGCTAAAATTATGGAAGAAAAGGTTAAACTCCACAAATTTTTAAAAGATCAGGGTATAAAAATAGGGTGTGTTACCAATTCAATTCGAGAGACAGCAGAAGAGATGCTTCGAGTTACTGGCCAACTAGAATATATGGATATTGTAATAACAAACGAAGATGTAACTAAAAATAAACCACATCCTGATTGTTATAATCTTGCTATTGAAAGACTGAAAGTAGATCCATCACATGTCTTATGTGTCGAGGATTCAGAAAAAGGAATACAAGCAGCTAAGACATCTTTAGCAAAACATCTTTTAGTTGTGAAAAATACTAGTGAAGTTAATATAGATACAATAACAAAATCTTTTTAGGATGATTAAATTATGCAAAATTTAATGGGCTGCATCAATCGCCAAGATGACGTATACGTACACAGCAGTTATAAGAGGCCAGAATGAAAATATTAATTCCAATGGCAGGAGAAGGTAGTCGATTTGCCAAAGAAGGATACACTTTTCCAAAACCTTTGATTGATGTTGATGGCAAACCAATGATTCAAGTGGTTGTTGAAAATCTTGATTTTGATGCCACTTACATTTTCTTAGTCCGCAAAGAACATCTACAAAAGTATAGCGGTTTAAAAACCACATTAGATAGAATTACTAATGGTAAATTTAAGATAGTAGAAGTTGACGGCCTAACCGAAGGTGCAGCTTGTACTGCATTGTTAGCGAAACATTTAATAAACGATGATGAAGAATTGCTGATTGCTAATTCTGATCAGGTATTAGAATATTCTATAGAGAATTTCAAATTACTAAAATCATTAACCCCAGCTGAAGGTATCGTATTCACATTCAATGCGGTTCATCCTAAATGGTCTTTTGTTAAAGTCAATTCTCGTGGTATTATAACAGAACTACAAGAAAAGAATCCAATCTCAAATATTGCAACTTGCGGTATTTATTGGTATAAAAAGGGATCAGAGTTTGTTAAATATGCAGAACAAATGATCGATAAAAACATTAGAGTAAACAATGAGTTTTATATTGCTCCTGTATACAACGAATATGTTGCTGATAGAAAGATGCTTATTCCGTTTTATGTAGATAAGATGCACGGAATTGGTACTCCTGAAGATCTTAATGCCTACCTTAAACAAAAATGAATATTAAAGATTTTACTAAAGGTTGGCTAGTTGGTGATTTTTCTCCATGCTTATTCAACAAGAAAGACATAGAAATTGGTGTTAAGTATTATAAAAAGGGAGATAAAGACGAAAATCATTATCACAAAATAGCCACAGAATACACTATTGTAGTTTCTGGAGAAGTAAAAATGCAAAGTAAAACATTTTCTTCTGGAGATATTATAACAATTGAACCAAATGTAGAGAATCAATTTGAGTGTTTAGAAGATGCGTGTATACTTGTTATTAAGACACCATCTGTAGTCGGAGATAAATATATTAATAAAATATTAAAGGATAAATTATGAAAATAGGAATTTGTTTAACTGGAGTTTCCCACGAAGACGGAATCCGTGTACCGCATGGGTATTATAGAAAAGTAAATTTTGATTGTTGTCCTTTAAATATTATAGAAAAAATAATAAATCCTCTTAAAAGAGATAATGAAGTTGATGTATATTTAACAACTTATAACCATGAATATATTTTAGACTTATTTGATAAATATTCTCCTAAAAAATATCAATTAATTCCTTATTCTAATTCTACTATGCAAAAAACTTATGCACAAAGCTTACAACAACTCAATGGTGAAAATTTAGATTTTGTAATATCTACTAGATTTGATATACTTTTTAACAAATCTATAAATGATATATGTTTAGATTACAATAAAATGAATGTTTTATTTAATGAAGATGGATGGGATCATCTTCATTATACTTGTGATAATTTTTTTGCATTTCCTTTTAAATTTCTAAATCTTTTTATACAAAGTATACATGAATTTGAAAAAATAGATGGGAATGGTCTTCACGGAACATTTAATCATTTTTCAAATAAAATAGGAAAAGAAAATACAAAAATTATAGATGATATTCCAGGAAATGGAAGAAAAAACTCATATTATTATTTGCCTTGTGTTATAAGATAAAAGGATTTTGTATGAATGATTTAACTATAGTTGTTCCTTTGGGTATTTCTACTCCGGGAACTCCCGTTGTTCATTATTTAAGAGCATGTTTAAACTCGTTAAAAAATCAAAAAACTTCTTACAAATATAAAGTTGTTATTGCTTCGGATAATAATGTATCCGAAGAAGCTATGGAGTGTATGCTGGAATCCGGATTTGATATTCAGCTATACGAGCCGTATTACTTTATGCGAAGAGGCGGAATTTGGAAAAAAATCTACGATCAATGGTCAAATTTTGAAACCAAGTATGTTGCTTTCTGTCATTACGATGACGCATGGGCAGAGAACAAAATCCAAAGTCAATTAGATCTTATGGAGCAACATAATTTAGAATTAAGCTGGAGTAGAGTTCAGGCCATCAATTCAATAGGACATATTGTATCTGGTGATATGGCTCATTATCAACAACTAGATCGTTCGTCTTTGCGAAGAGGTCAAAGTTACGCTTTTTCACATTCCAGCATCTTAAAGAAAGACGCATTGTTTGCTACAGGAATTTTAGATAAAATTGAAAAAGCAACCGCAATTTATGAAGGAGTTCAGTTTGTTTATTCTCATAAGTTAAAGGGAATGAAGGACAATAATTCGACATTCTACCACAGAGTTCATCAAGACAGCGTATCCAATCAGTTCCACACAGAAACAGAATTTATGAAAGAACAGAGAATTATTGCAAATTATTCTTTGGATCAAGTATTTAAAGACCGAGACGAAGTGAGAATCGAAGAAGTAATAAGCGAAATAGAAAAAACATTATCATGAAAATTATATCCCATCGTGGAAATTTAGACGGTAGAATTTCAGAACAAGAAAACTCTCCTTTGTATATCCGAGCAGCTTTGGATGAAGGATTTGATGTAGAAATAGACGTTTGGTATGAATACAATCAATGGTTTCTGGGCCACGATTTACCGGAACATAAAATATACCAAGCCTTTTTAGAAGATAATCGATTGTGGTGTCATGCAAAAAATAAAAAAGCATTTACAAAAATGTTAGAAATGGGATTAAATTGTTTTTGGCATGAAACAGATAAATTTACTTTAACAGGAATAGGTAGAGCTTGGTGTTATCCAGGAAATTACATCCCTAACGGAATTACAGTAGAATTAGGAAAGAAAAAATATATTCCTAAAGTATATGGAATCTGCACAGATCATCCTTTAGACTGGGTATAAATATTATACCTATTCGTCATGATACACGTTTACTACAGAATATCCGACAACAATCGGAGAGGAAAAGCACCCAGTTATTTTACAAACGATAACTGTTTAAATAATTTTCTTATGCATTTTTCTCCAGAATCTATACAAATTATTGCTGATAATGTTAGACAAGAAACCTTAGATTGGTTGGCTGGTTACGGCCACGAGGTAATTAATACAAAATTAGGAAACTCTGGAAGTTTTAAATTTGCTTTAGATCAGGCAATAACAAGAAACGACGATGATATAGTCTACTTTGTAGAAAATGATTACATCCACCTTCCAAACGCAAAACAAATAATGAATGACGGATTTAGACTTGGGGTTGATTATGTAACATTATACGACCATCCAGATAAGTACAATCCACATTATAATGTAAATTACAATCAAACTGTTTATTGTGCAGAAGGAGATTCTGCTAAACGCCCATCTTCAGTATTATACAGTGCAATCTCATACTGGAAAACAACACCATCAACTTGTATGACTTTTGCCGCAAGAGTTCGTGCTTTAAAAGAAGATTACGATCTCTTGGTAAAACATTTTTATGATGCTCAAGGTAATTTTCACAAAATACCAAACGATATGGGAATGTTTGAGGATCTTCGTAATAAAGGAAGAACTCTAATAAGTCCTATTCCGGGGGCAGCAACTCACGGAGATCTATTAAGTCCGCATATAGAGTGGAGACAGTTTGTATGAAACGTGAGCTTGGAAATGTCTGTCTGATTGCCATAGATGGAGTAGGTGACAAAACACAACAACTAAACGAAGTTGTTGATCTGTGTTGTTCTAATTTTAATTGGAAATGTGCCATTCGTTTAAGCCCAGTATACGATAACGTAAAAAGCACATCACACGATACTATCGTTTATGAGTTAAAAACTCCAAAGTTATCGTATTACGATTACAATGATTTTTGTATTCACGGACTGTACGAAGTAGTAAATAATTTTGGTGGTGATTACTGTTTGTTGGTTCAAGAAGACGGGTTTATTATAAATCCTGATCTTTGGGACGATGCATATTTTAATTACGATTATATCGGTGCGCCGTGGTTAAAATATTCAACCGAACCAAAATTTCCATGGGTTGAACATTTTGGTGATAAAGCAATGGTGGGAAATGGTGGGTTTACCTTTAGAAGCAAACGGTTCTTACAAGAGTGCATGAATGTTCCGTACAAGCCCGGATCTGCAAACGAAGACGTTCATCTGTGTGCTTTTGCTGGAGACTATCTAAGAAGCAAAGGCATGGTGTTTGCCGACCTAGATATTGCAGGTAAGTTTTCGTTAGAGACAAAAAACGATAGATTTAATGATTTAAATAAAGTTTTTGGCTTTCATGGAAAGCACCTAGTAGATGATGCGTGGAAAATAATAAAAGGAAAAATGAGATGAATTGTACAGTGATGATAACCGGTGTAGCAGGATTACTAGGTTCAAGACTAGCAGATTATTTACTAGAAAAATACCCAAACATTACAATTATTGGAGTAGACGATCTATCTGGTGGTTATATTGAAAATATTCATCCAAATGTTAAGTTTCATAAAATAAACGTTACAGACAAAAGATTAGACGAGATATTTGAAACTACCAAGCCTGACTATGTTTTTCATTTAGCAGCATACGCAGCAGAAGGTCTTAGTCCGTTTATTCGTTCGTTTAACTACGAAAACAATCTTATCGCTACAGCTAAAATAATAAACAACTGTATTAAACACGATGTAAAACGATTGGTGTTTACCAGCAGTATGGCGGTTTATGGTGAGGCTATTCCTCCATTTACCGAAACGTATACACCTAAGCCAGTAGATCCGTATGGCATAGCAAAATATGCATGTGAGATGGACATTCAAATTGCAGGCGAACAACACGGATTAGATTGGTGTATAATTCGTCCTCATAACGTTTACGGAGAAAGACAAAACATCTGGGACAAGTATAGAAATGTTCTTGGTATTTGGATGTATAAAACTCTTATCGGACAACCTATTACCGTTTATGGAAGCGGTGAACAAACCAGAGCGTTTAGCTATATTGACGATTGCGTAGAATACTTCTGGAAGTGTGCAGTACTACCGGAAGCGTCCAAGCAAATTTTTAATATAGGTGGTTTAAAAGAATACACAATCAACGAAGCTGCAAATTTAGTTTCTAAAGTCACAGGAAACTATAAGATTGCATATTTACCAGAACGCCATGAAGTAAAACATGCTTGGGTTTCTCACAAAAAAGCTCAAACCGTACTGGGATTTGATGACAGTAAAACTTCGTTAGAAGAAGGTATTAAAAAAATGTGGAATTGGGCAGAGAAACAACCACAAAAAACACAATTTGTTTGGTCTGAATACGAGATAGACAAAGGCATTTACGACTTTTGGAAACCCAAAAAAGATTAAACACTGCCCTTTATACACATAAATATAAGTAACGGAGATATACATTATGGCTAAATTATGCCTGTCAATGATCGTAAAGAATGAAACTCACATTATTAAAGAGTGTTTTGATACCGTCTATAAGAATATAGATTATTGGGTGATTGTGGATACAGGTTCCACAGACGGCACTCAAGAGCTAATCAAACAGTACTTTGCAGAAAAAGGCATTCCAGGCGAACTACATGAACGCCCATGGGTCAGTTTCGGTCATAATCGTTCAGAAGCTCTGGCTCTTTGTGATGGTAAAGCTGATTGGGCTTGGATGATTGACGCAGACGATTATGTTGATGGTGCTTTATCATTTCCAACACAAATAGTAGAAGAAGTTGATGGATTTGCGCTAAAGTTCCGAAGACAAGACTTTGCTTGGTGGAGAACTCAAATCTTCCGTACAGGAAGAGGATGGAAATACTTTGGCGTGCTTCACGAATACCCTTCACTAGAAGGCAAACAACCAAACATCGCAAAACTGGAAGGCAATTACGCAATAGTTGCTCGCACTATGGGTGCTCGTAATCTTAATATTACTCCGGTAGAAAAATATAAAAAGGATGCAGAGCTATTAGAAAAGGCCCTAATAGACGAACCAACCAACGTTCGTTACCAGTTTTATCTTGCTCAAAGTTATTTTGACTCACAACAATGGGATAAAGCAGAAGCTGCTTACATCAAACGAGTTGAAATGGGTGGTTGGGAAGAAGAACAGTTCTACGCTGCTTATCGGGTAGGTATGTGCCGAGGCTTACAGGAGAAGCCTTGGATAGAAATTCAACAAGCTTTCTTGGAAGCATGGGAGCTCAGACCAACTCGTGCAGAACCTTTACACCAGATTGCCAGAGTTTACAGACTTATGGGCCATCCTCGTTTAGGATTTCTTTACGCTAAAATGGCAGCAGATATTCCTTATCCAGCAGACGATATTCTGTTTGTGTCTGAAGACATTTACCGATGGGGTATTTTGGATGAAATTGGGTCAACTGCTTTCTATGCTGGTAAGGCTCATATGGGATACGCAGCCTGTAAGAAATTACTGGTGGAAAATAGACTACCTGCCGATCACGTAGATCGTGTTCAAGTAAACTTGAACCAATACTTGAAGTTCTTTGAGGACACCAAGCAAATGGAAATAATACAGCAAATGGATGAACAAGCTCAAAAACAGAGCGAAAGGAAAGACCACAAGCCTGCTCTTTTCCCAGCCCAACTACCAAAAAGAAAGTTTAAAGATAGAAAAGTAGCAAGTCGATAAGTCATAAATACTCGTATGACAGCAAAATACGACTTATCAATCAATAAAGGCTCTAGTTTTGACCTCTGGATTCAGTATTTAACTGATGGAAATACTGGTGTAAATTTATCATCATATAAAGCAGAAATGCAAATTAAGAGGTATAGAGGAGATACTACACCTTTAATATTTGCTAGTACAAGTGGTCTGACATACGGTTATACCTACGGTTATTCTACAGGGGGCACTTCTGGTATTGGTGGAATCAGTTTAAATACAAAATACGATTCTACTGGATTAACTGGAGGAATTTTTATTAAATTATCTCCTAATTCAACAAACTCCCTTCCATACGGAAAGTATTTTTACGATCTAGATCTGATAATAGGCACTACTTATTCTCAGAGACTTATTGAAGGCCGAGTTTCTATTGAAAATGGAGTAGTGTGATGAAAATTAAAGTACGAGAATCTTCTGAAAAGATCTCTTATTTTGATGAAATTGATCAAGGATTTAATCATTTAAAAATAAAAATAATTAAAGTTATAAAATATATTATTTTATATTCGGATGATTAAATGAAAATTAAAATACGAGAAACATTAAACACTGTTACTCCCAAGTATGTCTATACTGGGAGAAAAAATATTTTAAATTTAAATATAATAGACACATTTAAGTATCTAATTTTAGATTCAAATACTTTTCGTATGCCTGTATCTACATTACCAGTTACATTTAGAATCAGATATTCTCCCACAATACAATTAATTGTGCTTGGAAACAATCCATATTCTCCGGACTTTTTATTTGGACAAGGACAAGCTTATTTTTTATGGGTAGACATCACAGACCCAAATATTCCTGCTTATACAGGATTAAATGAAAATTACAAGTTTTATACAGAACAAAATGAAATATATCAGCCTATTCAAAGAAATATTAAAAATACAAAACAATTGGATACAGAATCAAATCAAAGCTTTTCTGTAATGCCTTTAGATCCTAATTATTGGTTTCAGTACAACGGACCACTTTCAATCGTTGCTATAAACGACACCACTCAGCCGTATCTTCCCATATATGAAAACGGATTTACTGTAACAGATTTAGAGTTATATGGAATAAATGATTTGTCCGGATGCGGAAATCCTAATACAAACTGCCTAATACAATTTAGAGATCAGTTTTATACAGAATTAGTAGGTGTTCGTGGAGCAGTTGATAATGAATGGTATGGATCATATGGAGCAGCTTATTTTAAAAACGATAATGTGACTCCTTGTTATATAATGGCACCTACCCATAGACCATATATGGAATGTAATGTTTCCGTGGTTGGAAGTGATAATAATAATATTGAATTTTTATTTGATGCTACCGGATGCTATGACCCTCATCAAGCAGATTATCCTGTTATTGAAAGAGGAGGATTTCCAATATACGATATCAATCAATTATATTTTGATTGGGCTATTTTTGGAGTAAATGAAACCGGTCAGTATCCAGCATTAGATATTCTTGCATATATCAGAAATGATGAACCAAATAATTGGAATTTATTACAGTTATTTTATAGAAATATATCTAAAAGTGTTCTTCAACCGTATAAAAAAATTAAAATTTTATTAAAAGCTACAACATACAGGTATTCTACGTATATTAGTGCATCGGATCCGGATCAGTTTGAGTATGATCAAGATGGTTGTTTAATTACTGGAGTAAATCAACAATTTATAACAAAACAGGCAGCATGGGCATCGACTGAAGTGAAATTACCTTGATAAAAACTGATAAATATTAGGTAATGTTTTAAAGTTACGGTATTCAAATGAAAATTAAAGTAAGAGAGATATTGAATACTATTATCCCCAAGTATGTTTATACTGGGACAAAAAATATTTTTAATTTAAATGTCACAGATAAGTTTAAGTATTTAATATTATCAGTACGTATTACTGCTCCTTTTATTGACAGATCGACCCGATTTTTATTATTTTATGATGGTGTTACTGCAGATTCTGCAACGTATCCATTTGCTACCTCATTAACAGGATTAACCACTGAAGGTAGATTACCGTCCGCAACATATGAGGCCATGGGCGCAAAATTTATGCCGTTTGTTCTCTTGAGTGATCCTCATTATTTGGATCCAACTAGAACTGCAGGATGGACTGCTGGTAGTCCTTATGATTACGTTACTAAAAAAGAAATATCGGGTTTGGTGGAATCACTAGTGCTACAAGGAGTCACTAAAGATACTGATTGTTATGCTTATATAAACTGGCATGAAGATTCTAGAGATTTTATATTATTTCCAAATTCTGGAGTAAATGTTGGCTATACAGGTCCCGCTAATGCAACACAAACACAACAACACACAATTCTAGCCAGAACTATGGCAAGTGTTTTAGTTGGTGGAACTGGAACAGACGGCATAACATTTAATGGATTAAAAACGTATTTTCCTAATGTTAAATGGGGATTTGCGGATCATCCAAAATGGGCGTATTATTTTGTGCTGGGTGATGTTTCTCCGACCAATTCTTATAGTATATCTAACGCTCAAAAAATACAAATAATGAATCGTGCTGCAGACGTGTTTTTAAGTGATCCAGAATTAGCTGATGCTATTGATATGTTTATGCCTCATGCGTATTCTGTTATTAACAATAGAGATTTTATACGAAGACACAGTGAGCAATGTGTCGAATTATGTAAAATAGTAAATGAAAAATTAATTGCTTCAGGAAAACAACCTAAAAAAATAATTCCACTTGTGTCGCCAATTTATTTAACGGATCAAACCACATATCCGTACACTATATTTAATTATGAACCAGAATTCTCAAATTATCAGTATGTTCCTCCAAATACTATAATGTTGGATAGTGATATAATTTATGAACAAGCTGATCCTGTAGTCAGAAGTGGTGCAGACGGAGCCATGATATGGCTAAGTAATGCGTATAGATCCAGACAAATATTAGGTCGTGCTCAATCCACCACTGAAGATGTTGCACCAGGCACAATAAACGGCCCAACATACTCACCGAGCGAAATCATTCCAATTCCTTACTCGTATAAATCAACAAGCAGACAAGCAATATCTGCTCACGAAAATTATATCAAGGGTGTTTGTATGGGTGTTACAGGAAATCGTTGGTGGTGGAGCACGGAAGTTCCTGGTTCTACCGCCCTTATACCAAAAGAATGGTTACCTTTAGGCACAAATAAAGCGTATCCAACAGCTGGAGCAACTTCCGGTATAACTGCTATACAACTAGTAGAACGTATCTTAGAAGACGTCAAAACAAGAACAATAAATATATTCAATGATCTTGTAGATTTCTATTCAAATGGATAAGTTTAACCTATGCCTTTAGATTTTCCATCATCTCCTGCGGTAAACGATCAGTACACCTTTGCTGGCCGTACATGGGTTTGGAACGGGTCTGCATGGGACTCGTATAATCCTGGAATTACTTTTTATGTGAGTCGATTAAATGGATTCACTGGCGGAATTACATTAGCTGCTGGAACTGGAATTACTTTAACAAGTACATCAAACATAATAACTATTGCTACAATAGTTGGTGTGGGAGCTACCGGAGCCACTGGTGCAACAGGACCTCAAGGTATTCAAGGAGCTACCGGAGCCACAGGTCCTGTTGGTAATTATGTGATATCGTTCAACGGTCTTACTGGAGCTGTCACCGGCGTAACCACTTCTGTTGCCAATATTTTCACTGCTCTCCAAACTTTCACGGCAGGCATTTCTGCTGCGGGTGCAACTTTATCATCAAACACAACAATTCCTTCGGGTTCAACTCTTACCGTTAATGGAAACTTTGTTGCCAATGGAAATGTCAATCTAGGTGATGCCGTAACAGATGCGATTACTGTTACTGGAGTTTTGGCAGCAAATGGTGGTTTGAGTGCCGCAGGCGGAACATTCTCGTCTCTGACCCGTTTCACCGCAGGCATCTCTTCAGCAGGCGGAACATTCTCGTCTCTGACCCGTTTCACCGCAGGAATCACCGCATCCACTCTGCATGTGTCGGGTGGTGTAACATTCGCAGGTGCATTATCGGTAGTAGATGTTTACGCTACAGCAGTTTATACAAGTGGAGGAATATTTCCATCTGGTAGTAATACTCTTAATTCGAATACCAATGGTAATTCAATAACCAATATTGGCGATGTAAATAATGACAATAACAATACAAATATTCAAGTTGATGACTCTACTGGAACAATCACACTAAGTGCGCCTGTGGGTGGTATAAACAACAACTTCCATTTCATTAATCAAGTATCGGCTCCATCGTTTGCAGACACCTATTCGTTTTGCGAAACTTATAGAACCACTACATCTGGAGTCACAGCCAATCAAACTATTGCTACAATACAGGAGGTTTACGACAATTCTACCTCTACAATGAACAATCCTGCGTTTGAGGTCACAATTTCTGCTCGTGATACCGTGTTGAACAAAACTGAAATGTTGAAGATGTTGGTGGTGCATGACGGAACCAATACCGTAAACACGCAATACGGCTTGCTTCGCACAGGAGCAACCGGCCCTGTTTCGTCTTATAGTACAACTTTGAGTGGCACACCGCTTAAAAACTTGTTGATTCGTGCCACACCACTTTCCGCCAACAGCACCGTATTCACAACCACCGTGCGTGCTCAATCAAACGGGTAATGACTAGGAGATAAAATGCCAGATATCATACAACCATTCGTAGTAGTTCCCGGTCTTGCAGTAGGTCTTACAGCAACCACTATTGCAACTGAAGATGGAGCATTTCAGGGGCCAGTGATTACGCAAATAAACGGTCTCACAGGACATTATAAAGCCCTGTTTGGTGCAAATTCCGTACAAACCACAGCAGTGGGTCTCACAGCACAATTAGATTATATTGCTTTTAATGATTTCGAGTCTCAAATATTAAGCGCAAGCGCAGCATCTAACGGTGGTGTATGGGCACTAGGTAATGCCAACGGTGGTTCTGCCACTGTAGGCGGTACAACCCAAATAACAAACTTTGGTTACGACAAATGTTATGGTGTGGCCACCATTTCTACAGGAACAACCAACAATCTTACCGGTTACTCTGGAGTAGTCATGCAAAGCAA